GGCGCTGCTCAGGCGGATCATCGTTGCGCCTCGCTAATCCATGGATCGGGCGTCATTCGTCATCATCGTTGGGACGAGGCTCTAGCACAGATACCTTTTCGATCTGCACCTCGATCGTCGAGTCCTTCGTGCCGTCACCGCGCTTGTTGGAACTTACCGACGTGACGGTGCCCATGACGCGCAGGTACACGATGTCCCCAACGTCGCAGTCGTCTTCAAGCCCCAGCTTATCCATTTCGGCACGATGGAAGCACACCTTCATCCCGTACGGATAGATGGGGCCGGCGTCGTCGCTTTGGAGCGCACACGGCACCCCGAAGTCGGCTCGCTCTTCCTCGGATAGGGCGAGATCGACCATCTTGCCGGCCATGTCAGCCTCCTACGCCGCCGCCGGGGATCGCGGCTGCGGGCGCTGGGCCAGCTTGGCCAGCCATGGCGTTCGGCGCCGCCGGCAATGCCTGCTGCGTGCCCTCGCCGACCAGTGCCTGCTCATGGGCCTGGTGCATGGCCGCGCGCTCTTTGTGGTGGCGCTCGTGGAGGTCGTGATGGGCCTGGATGTGGCGCCCGGTCAGTTCGTGCCTCTCGGCCTCGTGTTTCCGGTGAAGGTGCATCAGCGCCGCCTTGTCGCCTTCCGGCAGCGCCTCGTGCTCGGCTTCGTGCCGGGCGTTCAGCGAGCGGTGTTCATCGCGATGGGCGTTGTGCAGGTTCCGACGCTCTTCCTCGTGCCGCCGCGCCATCTCGTCCCGCTCGGTCTTGTGGGCATCGACGGGCTTCTTCTCGCGCCGTTCGGACCTGCGCTCGGATGCCGGTTCCTCGCGCTCTTCCCGCTCATGGCCGCCGCGTTCTTTCTCGCCCTCGGCCTTGCGCTCCTTGGGCGATTCCTCGCGCTCTTCGCGGAAGTGACGGCTGCGCTCGTGGTCATACAGCGACTTCCGGCCTTCGGGCTTCTTCTCTTCGGGCTTCTCAGCCATGGGGGCGGCTCCTTGGATGCGTGTATATTGCCTTGGCAGCCGCCTTTCGGCCGCCGTGCTTCCAGCCTTCCATCGTCTTGGCGCGGATGGCATCGCGCTTGATCTCCGGGTTCTCGGAATGTTCGGCCTCGGCCAAACGGGCGGCGGGGATTTTCTCTCCCTCCTTGATGCCGAGCTCCCGGTGCAACTTGCCCTTTTCGCCGCCGGGCTTCCACGCCTTACGTTCCGCCATCGGGCGACTCCTCGATGCCAAGTCCATCATCGTCAGGTGGGCCATCAGTCATGCCGAGATCGGGGATGGTCATAAAGCGCCCGTCGGGCCTGCATCTTGTCGCCATGCTTGTTGGCGGTGGCGATAGCAATGCCTTCCGGTACTCCCGCCTTGACCATCGCGGTTGCCATCTCAGCGGCTTTGGAGGCCGCTTCACCCGTCAGCTTCTTGTTGTGCTTCTGGGTGAAGGTTTTGGCACTCCATGGCATCAGATCGGATACCAGGTGGTGCTGGACGCCTGATAGAGCCAGCAGTAGGTCGTATCGGCGGTCATCGCCGTCACGGCGGTACCCCCGATGGTCTGCCCAGTGTTGGCCGCGATCGTCACGGCGCTCTGGGTCTGATGCGACCGCACGCACGCCTTCTGGCCGTCACCAGGATTCGGCGCCATCGTGAAGGTTCCGGTCGCCAGCGTACCAGTCGGGAGGATCAGGTAGTAGGTCTGCGAGTTGCCGAAGGTCAGCGAGAATCCGCTGGACGGAACGCTGATGACATAGCCCAGCACACCGTTGATCTGCGCTGCCGTTGCATACTTGTTCTGCGCTGTTGGAACCCCGTTGACAATATCCTGGAACAGATCGGCGGGTCCGACGCTTGTGACCTGGGGTAGCGTGATGGTTTGAGCCGATGCCAGCGAGACGGTGGAAGCCAGCAGGATCGCGGTCAAACTTGCGAGATAGCGGCACTTCATGGGAGTGTTCCTTTGTGGGTTAGATCGGATACCAGGTCGCACGGCCGCGAAAAGCAGCTTCTTCATGGTCAACCTCCGGCCTGGGCGACGCACACGTAGTCGAACTTGTTGCTCGCCGTGCTGGTCTGCGCCACCGTGATGGCCGCGTTGGTCACGGAATAGGCGAACGAGGTCAACTGCGATTCCGACGTGACCACACAAGCCGGCGCACCCGTGTAGGCGACGTTGAACGTCACGATGCAACTGGTACTTGCCGTGCCGCCGACCGTCACGTGCCCGGCGGTATCGGAACCGACGATGGCCGCTCCCGTGCTCCCGCAGGAGGTCAGGGCCGGCGCGGTGGTCTGGCCACTGATGAGATGCGTCGGGTTGGTCGAACCGAAGGTGGTCGAAACCGCCGTAAAACTGTCCACCCCGCCGAACGTGACCGCCGTATTCAGCGCCGGCCACGTCGAGACCGCATAGGTGGCGAGTTGCGCTGCGGTGAAGTAGGCGCCGGTCGGATTCAGCGCGTTCTGGATCACCTCCGTTCCGGTCACGCTTGACTGAAGCGGAAAGACGAGGGGGGCCGCGACGGCAGCGCCGAGCAGGCCAAGCGACGCCGCGCCGGCTAGCAGGTACTTCTTCATGGGGATGTCCTTCAGGTGGCGGCTCGGCGGCGTGCCGATTGCCGTTACGGTTGCTGCCGTGCAGGCGGCATCAGGGTGCCGAGAATGTGGGTTTCCATCAGCGGCAGCGGCGCACCGCGGCCCCGGATGATCGGCGCGACCTGTTCCGGCGGCAATTCGCCTGGCGTCGCCTGTGGCGGCTCGACGAACTGCGGCCCCTGCATGATGGTCAGACCGCCCGCCGACACCTTGATCTTGCCGATGGCGCGTGGCTTGACGGCGCCGATCGACTCCGCGAAGGCCGCGTAGATGCCCTTCGCTTCATCGTTCAGTGGTTCCATGGCCTCGTTCGGCACATCGTACCAGCCGATTTCGGTAGGCTGCTGGTGGTGCTCGTGGTCGATCCAGATTGGCTGAATCTTCCGCTCGCCGAGGTAGACCGTGCTGCGCAGCTTGTACGTCGGGATTTTCTTCGCCACGCGGGCATCTATGATGAGTTGCGTCATCCGCTCGCGGGCCTTCTCGCGCTTCGTCATCTCTTCCGGCGAAATGCGCTTTCGGCCCGTGCCCTGATCTGCCAGTGTGGCGATCTGAAGCGCGAGTGCCTGCATCCAAGGGGCGTCGCCCGTTGCCCCGGCGGTAGCGAGCGACTCCTTGATCAAGGCTACCTGTTTGGCAACCTCTTCGGCCACGCGCTTGGCAAGCACGGCCTCGACTTCATCGACCGGGATTGCTTCCCGGCTGTTCTGCGGTCCTGGCATCAGGAGACACTGAAGTTCTTGGCGGCATAGGCCGCCGCATAGTCATCACGTGCCGGGGTGACGAGCGCGAACGCGATGGTGCCGGTAGTGAAGTACTCGCCGGACGGCACCTGGAAGAGCAGGCGCGCGTAGCGAGGCCGCAGGTTCTCGGGGAAGGCCGGCGGCCAGTCGAAACGGGCGATGCGGGTGTTGGCCGTCAGGTTGGCGACCGCCTGTGGGCCGGTTTCAACGGCCGTGTACCAGGTGCCGGGTTGGTAGCCGCCCGACAATCCGGTGTCGGCCGCCAACTGCAACGCCACGTTGAGCGTGCAGGCATCGCCGGTCGCGAAGGCGGTTCCCGTCACGACATCAAGCAGCACGCGATCTTCGCCGATGCCGAAGTCGGTACCGAAAACGTGCGTGGTGCCGACGATCGGCGTCAGACCGATGATGCTGGGGGGTGCCACCCCGACCCCGACCCCGAGAAGGTCGAGGACCTGACTGGGGGTGCTGACACCCGCGCCCGCGACAAGCGAGAGCGGGGAGCCAAGCGGGACGAAGCTCAACTGCGAATCGGTTCGCATCTGTTTTCTCCTGAGCGAATGGAAGGAAAGGCCGTCCTGAGAGGATCGCTCAGGTCACGCGGGCTTCCGTGGCCAAAATCTGATCCGATACGCGCACAGGGAAGCCCCGCCAGTTGTCCGTCACCATGCCGGCGTAGTCGGGCAACTGCATCAGCACGTTGCGGTCGCGCATGGCTTGGACATCCATCCAGTGCCGCACGGTGCGGTTCGTGATCCAGACGAACCGGACGCCAGCAGCGGGCTCGTTCGGTGCATCGGTTTTGGTGATGCCAGACTGCCGCTTGCCGAGGGCCGGCGGCAGATAGGCGGCTTCGGCCATCAAGGCGAAGATGTCCGGAGGGTTGGTGCCGGCGAGACCGGCCGATGTGGTGTCGAGGTTGCAAATCCGGACGCCGTAGCGCCAGTCCTCGGGCACGATGCCCATCTGGGAACGGAACCAGGAGGTGAACGCCTCGAAACGGTTGCCCACGCTGTCGAAGCCCGGCACCGTATCGCCCTTGTCTTCCATCGCCAGCCCGACTTTCGAGCCTCGCGGATAGACGCCGTAGATGGTCCGCTCGGACAAGCCGAGCAGCCACATCGATGCGTTGCTGGAGCCGGTGCCCCCGGCGTCGATGACGTTTGCGGCGTTGGCTGCGGTCCCGGTCGCGACGGTGTTGTAGAAGCCAGCAAGGCCCATGAACTCGGCCGGCGTGATCAGCGTGTTGCCGTACCACGAAGTCTGCTCGAGGGTCTGGCCCATGCCTTCCAGGAAGGCGATGTCCTCGTTCTGGCGGAACATCTCGATGTCGCCGCTGTCCTCGGCCAGCATCCGGTCCACCTGGCTGTAGTCCTCCAGCGAACCGACGCCGACGCGGGATTTCGCCGTGGTGCTCTTCGCGTACGGAACGCCTTGGTTGTAGGAGCGCCACGCACCCGCCGGGATCGAGGTGCGGAACACGAACTCATGGCCGCCGATCTCGTTGGCCTCTTTGAACGGCAAGTCGTCATAGAGCGCGACGGCTTGCGAAAGATATTCGGCAATGTAGACCTGCTTCCCGTAAATCGAACGGGAGGCCAGATCGAGCATGGTGGGAAACTGCCCAGTCGCCACTGTAGGTCTCCTTGGGTTTTACCGCGCAGGCTATACGCGGTAGGTTGACACGTTAACCCCGTGGCCCATTTGGGGCAGCCTATAGTGGAAAGGGCCTGTCGTTACTTAGCGGGATGCTGCCCGCTGCGAACTCGGATGGTCGTACATCGCACCCTTGAAATCACCGCGCCCGTTCTGCCTGGCGTCACGATTCGGCGGCGGGGCGGCGGGAATCGGCGGTGCGGCGGGTTCGTCAAAGCGCCGGGCAAGGTTGTTCAGCAGTCGCCACAGCGCAGGATGGTCGCCGGCCCCGGTGACGCGCCGAAATTCGTCGAACTCGGCGCGGTATTCGGCGGGCACGAACAGATCGACCATGCGGGCTACCGCCTTCGATGTCGTCTGGAAGCCGGCACCGCCAAGTTGCGGGTCCGCCTTGATCTGATCCTGCCAGCCCTTTCGTGTCGCCAGAAACGTATCCTGCTGGGCTTGGGCGACGTTGGCGGCGTATTGCTGAATGGCCGAAATGTGCAGGTCCAGCAGCTTTTGT